GTATCTAACACTAACATTGGCTTCTCTTGCTCTATCATATGCATCAAGCATCAACAATCTTCTTTCTTCACCACTAAGATTCGGAGCGTTTATTGCAGCACAATAACTCGCCCTAAACTCATCCCGCCAATCCCCAATTCGGAATTGCGATGGATGGTTTTTGTAATGTCCATAATATTCATGCACAAGCACAGCTTTCTGCGACAAGATATCTCTTACTATATTAGAAGATTTATCCGGAAGTATATCACCACGAACATTTATTTTCATGTTTTTATC